AAATTTCGCTCAGCCTACAATTACTACAACCTATGCGGGGGAATTCGCAGGTCAGTATATTGCTGCAGCGCTTTTGTCAGCTAGAACGCTTGACAACAAATTGATTACCATTCACCCAAATGTAAAATTTAAAGAAGTTTTACAAAAAGTAGCGGTTGATGGTATCGTACAAGACGCATCTTGCGACTTCGTAACTTCAGGTAGTGTTGTATTATCTGAAAGAATCTTAGAACCAAAAGAATTGCAAGTTAACTTACAATTATGTAAGCAAGAATTCGTAGATAGCTGGGAAGCTTTACAATTGGGCTATAGCGCATTTGATTCTATTCCTGCTAACTTCAACGATTTCTTAATCTCTTATGTAGGTGGTAAAGTAGCAGAAGCAACTGAACAATCTATTTGGAGAGGAACTAACATCAATGGTCAGTTCTTAGGATTCGAATCTGCATTCTCTGCTTCTATCGCAGCAGGTGGTGCAACAGCAGTATTGCCAGCAAGAAGCACTGGTGGTTCTTCAGCAATCATCTCTGGTAGTGTAACTTCAGCAAACGTATTATCTAAATTGGATTCAGTAGTATCTACTATTCCTGATACAGTTTATGGTAAAGAAGATGTATTGTTGTATGTTTCTACTGATGTAGCTAAAGCATATCAGCAAGCATTAGCAGGTGGTGCTATCGGTGCAAACGGATGGAATAACCAAATGAACGTTGGTGAAAAACCATTCAACTTCAATGGTATCGAAATCGTATTGTGTCCAGGTATGAGTTCTTCTAAGATTGTAGCAGCTCAAAAATCTAACTTATTCTTCGGTACAGGTCTTTTATCTGACCACAACGAAGTAAGAGTGTTAGACATGGCTAACTTAGATGGTTCTCAAAACTACAGAATCATTATGAGATACACTGCAGGTGTTCAGTTCGGTATCGGACAAGATATCGTTTACTACGGCGCTTATTAATCATTAACTAACAAATTAAACTTAACAGAATATGGCTTGTAATTTATCAGCTGGAAGAAACGAAGTATGTAAAGATAGTATCGGTGGTTTAGCCGGAGTGTACTTCTTAAACTATACTACCGGGTCTTTCACTAAGAACGGAAGCGGCGAAATAACCGCATTTCCTTCTGGTAGCACAGTTTACTACTATCAGTTAAAAGGAACAAGTGCATATACTGAAACCGTGAATAGCTCAAGAGATAATGGTACTACATTCTTCAACCAAGAATTAGTATTGAACTTGAAGAAATTGACTAACGAAATGACTACTCAATTAAAGCTTATGGCTTATGGTAGACCTCAAATCGTTGTTTGGACTACAAACGGAGATGCATTGTTAGTTGGTGAGCAAGAAGGTGCAGATGTAACCGCAGGAACAATTCAGACAGGTGCAGCTATGGGAGACCTTTATGGTTATTCTGTAACATTCACAGGTATGGAGAAATTACCAGCAGCATTCATCAGCGGTTCAACTCAAACTAATCCATTCGCAGCATTAACAGGTGCAGGAGCACCGACTGTTGTGTACGGAACTAATAGCTAATCAGTATAGCATTATAAAAATATTAAACCCTACTCTTAATTGAGTGGGGTTTTTTATTTGCCAACTATTTTTACTTTTATATGTGTTAAATATAGAAGAACATAAACTATTACGAGATAATGCTTACTTATTTTATATCTGGCAGCAATGGATACACAATTAGAACGAGTCAGAGCCCATCTAATTCGTTCACAATGTCATTACAGGATATGTTGACACAAACTAATTCAACTGCTTCAATCGCATCTGCATCATATAATGCATGTGAGAGTATGGTTTCATTTACAGCAAGTATTGTAGGTGCTTATGTAGGACAAGAGTTTAGAGCTACATTGACAAATGGAACTACTGAATTATGGAATGGTAGTATTCAAATATTTGGTTCTCAATCAGTATCTAAGCCTGAATACATTAACCAAATCCCTATTAATAGTGGCTCAATCTCAGCGGATAGCTCTAACGAATATATTATAATGAACTAATATGAAGAAAGAAGTAAATTTATCGGTTTTTAATGTAAGTGGTAACAATGCATTGCCAGTTGTTACTGAAGATACGAGAACACGATATGCATGGATTCCATTTGGTATCCACGGACACGATGATTTCTTTGATGCAGTTAATCTTGCATACAATCATTCAACAACCAATGCAGCTTGTGTAGAAGGTATTGCAGATTTAATCTATGGTAAAGGATTATACTCAAAGAGAGAAGATGTAAATCTAATGTTGCAAAAAATCCTACCACAGGAAGATGTTAAAAGAGCAGCATTCGATTTAAAACTATTTGGTAATGCTGCATTCCAAGTTTATTGGAACGCTGAGCATACGAAGATAATTAAGTTTTATCACGTGCCAGTTCAAACTCTTAGAGCTGAAAAGATATACGATAATCCACGTATCCAAAACTACTATTATTGTACTGATTGGAATGACCAGAGAAAAGTAAGAGATAAGAAAAAGATTCCTGCTTTTGAAACATCATCTGAAAAGATGGAAATACTTTGGATTAAGAATTATACTCCTAATTTATATTACTACTCATTACCTGATTGGATTTCATCATTTCAGTATTCAATTGTAGAAGGTGAATTGAGTAACTTACATACAAACAATATCTTAAATGGTTTCTTACCAATGGTAATGCTGAATATGAATAGTGGTATTCCAGCGCCAGAAGAAAGACAAACTATTGAGGACCTTTTATACGCTAAGTTTACAGGCACTAATAATGCAGGTAAGTTTATGTTATCATTTAATGATGACCCAGCAACTAAACCAACAATCGATGTAATACAAATAGATAACCTACATGAGAAGTTTAGTTATGTTGCAGAATACGCACAAGATAGAATATTAGTATCACATAGAATTACATCACCCCTTTTATTTGGTATCAGAACAGCAAATAACGGATTCTCTTCTCAATCAGAAGAAATGAAAACGGCTTTCTCTATCTTACAAACAATGACAATAGCACCATTTCAAAGCCTTATTTTAAACTCATTAGATTACGCATTAATGTGTGGAGGTATTGATGATGCACAATTATACTTTGAACAATTAACTCCATTAGTAATTCTTTCACAAACAGCAGAAGAAACAGGTCAGACTGTAGATGAAGTTGAAGATGATACAAACGATGCTATGATAAATCCTGCAACTACGGATGATTCAGCAGATGAAGACCCACAAGATATAGCAGGTGATGAGCCAATTGAAAGATTTGAATATGGATTGAGTGGAGCATTTTTTAGAAAAGAATATACATCAGAAAAAATATAAGATATGGCAACCGCATTATTTATAACGAGAAACGATATCATTAAGAATACCCCATTACAGGGTGCTATTGATGCAGATGCTTTATTACCATTTATACAAACTGCACAGGTAAAGTATCTAAAAAACCTTTTAGGTACTGTATTGTATGATTATTTAAGTTTACAAATAGAAACTCAAACTCCATTTACAGGGTATTATGCTGATTTGATGACAGACCACGTTAAACCAACTCTTATTTGGTATAGTTGTGTGGAATACATTCCTTTCAGTTCTATTCAGTTCAAATCAAATGGTGCTGTGAAGCAACAGAGTGAGCAAGGCGTCGCTCCATCGAAAGCGGAGATAGATTACCTTCTAGCGAAAGCTCAGAACAATGCTGACTACTATGCGTTGAGATTACAAAACTATTTGATATCTTACTCAAACGAAATTCCTCAATACTTACAATCAGTTGGAAACCAAACACAGATTTATCCAGACCAAACAAATCAGTACTTTGGTGGAATTCAATTATAATAAATTATGAGCTACTTACAATATAATCAAGGAGTAAACTATACATTGTACTACAATGCTTTAGATTATTTCGAAACCATAATGACAAATCACCCATCTATTACTAAAGTAACAACTGGTGAATTGCAGGAAGTAGATGATAGAGAGTTTCCTATGTATCCATTAGGAAATGTAAATATAATGAGTAGTACTATATCCGATTCGACAACTAGACATGAAATACAATTAGTAATTGCTGATAAGATTAAGAATAAGGATAACGAATCAAATAATAAGAATAATGAACAAACGATTCCGTTTTATGGAGTTGATGATACAGTTGATATTCTTGCTAACACTTTGGCAATTATCAATGACCTTACTTCTTTTACACAATATTCAGTAGCTGCATTTGATATCGATGGAGATATTGTATGTGAGCCATTTATGGATAGATTTAACAATGGATTGGCAGGACATGTAGCTACATTTACTTTAGTAACACACAATGATAGACCTCGTTGTCTATTTAATTTGTTACCATCAGGCTCATATCCTAATCCTGTTTGCTAATGGCTATTAAGAATATATCCCAAATAAAACAACCATTAAAGAATGTTGCTAAAACGATTCGTAATGTAGGTTCTCAACTTGCACCACGAGATACGGGCAATCTTCGTAATACCATACGTCAGTACAATACGCCTGATAGAATGGTTAAATTTGATACAAATGGTGATGCGACTATTACATTTTATTTTGCACCTCCTGGCGCCACTTATGGTAAGTATTGGAATACACCATTCGGACGTGGCAATGGTAAGACTGCAAAACTACGCAAGAGATATCCACAACACTTCGATTATGCTGATAAAGCATATAAAGATTCATCTGTTAAACAGGCAATAAAATCATATACAAACGCAGTTGGTAAAGCAATTGTTGAAGAAATAAGAGAAGCGGTTAGAGCTAAAACATAACCATCACTTACTTTTTTATTTTGAATGGTTAAATAAATAAAGATTTAATCGAATGGCTTTATCTATAACACAAACTCCTGCATCCTGCTCATTGGCTCAATCACCGATTATATTTACGGTAAGTGAGAATACACCAGCATATACATCAGCTTCATTTCAATATGTAGGCGAATTATATTATTGGCAGGGAACATTATTTCAATCATCATCAGTAGCTGATTATACAATACTTAAATTTCCTAATACTGCAACTGTTGGTATATTTGATTTGAATAGAATTATAAACTCAACTCTAACTGATTTGAGAATTGATAATAGTTCAAATGTAATGTATTATGCAGTAGATTTCTATTGGCAATATCTTTCAGGTAGTTCTTATGTAACAGGCTCACACGTTCGTTCAAACACTTATAGAGCATTAGATGGGTATGGTATATTCCCTGAACCAATCGGACAACAGGTATCAGCTAAAACACCATTCTGGCCTATGATGACTGATGGACCTGTAACACAATCTACATTGTTAACTGATGTTGGTACAATGGGTGTATATATTGCAAATGATGCAGGTATCGTTGCTAATAGAGTAGTATATAATTCAAATTTAGGTTCATCTACACGAAATATTTCACAAAACGCTACAACAACATCTTTGTGTATTTCAAATTATGCACAAGCACCATCTAATGCAGGATTTCCATATTCAGGCTCGCTAAACTCTTTAGAGTGGTATAGTATCCAAGCATTTAGTGGCTCTACACCTTTAGGAAATAGTATTAGATTTGAAATAGATTGTCCTACAAAATATCCAAACCAAAGAATAGCATTTAAAAACCGATACGGACAATTCGATTATATTAATTTAAACGAAGTAAGTAGACAATCTTTCCAAACTGAAAAGAGAACATATTCTCCACAAATTGGTACATGGGAAGCATCTTCGTTCTCATATCAATCAACCGATAGTTCGGTATTAAACTATGTATCAGATTCTAAACAATCACTTTCAGCAAATACCAATTGGTTAACTGAAGATTGGAATGATATTATAAAACAATTATTAGTTTCAGATGAATTATATTGGGTAGATTATACAAATGGTATAGTGAGACCAGTAACAATAGCAACACAAAATATGACATTTAAAACAGGTGTTGTAGATAAATTAATACAATACCAATTTGAATTTAATTTTGGTCAATCGTACAAATTAATTTTATAATATGGGAGTTATATCAACGCAAGGATTTACCTTTCGATTAATAGCCCATGGGCACCAATTGGACCTTTTTGCAGATGAGGATATTCAGTTATCTAACAATGTAACAGGTTTATTTGATATAGGAGTATTACCATCTGATTTTACTCGTCAAATTACTTTGCCAGGTACAAAGGTAAATAATGCTTTCTTTGAGCATGTGTATGATATATCAATTGATAATCCATTCTTATTCGCAACAAATATTAAAGTACCAGCTTACTTTGATTTTGACTCAGTATATTTGTCAAACGGATATCTTCAGCTGAATAAGGTGAATGTATTAGCAAATAAATTTATCGATTCATATGAAGTAACAATATATGGTACTCTATCATCTTTTGGTAGAGATATCAATAGAAATTATTTAACAAACTTAACATCACTACAAAAGTATAACCATACTGCATCTTACGATAATATTTCAGCAAGTTGGAATGGTAATCTTTTCAATGGTGATATAGTTTATCCACTTGCCGATTATGGTACGGGATATCAATACGCACAAGGTGATTTCCAAACATTTGGAATGAATGATAACGATGGTGCACTAACTGTACAAAACTTTAAACCTGCAATCAGAGTTAAAAAAGTATTAGATGCAATCTTTGAAGAAGCTGGATATACATACTCATCATCATTTATGAATGAACCATTTATGAATGATGTATATATGATTTGTAACCATTCACTAAAATACCCAGAGTTCAACGAAGTTGATTTGGAAACCTATGGTAAAATAAAGGTAGGTGCAATTAGTGGTAGTGGTATGACTGATATTACTTTACCATCAAATACTTTTGTTACTTTACCTTGGTATAATACATTATCAGACCCGCAAGGATTTTATCAGAATGGTGCATATAGAGTAGAACAAAAAACAAATTTAGAAGGTATTTTAAATCTAAATGTGAATGTAAGTTGTTCTGTAAATAATATGCCTGGTACTTTTAGTGCTAATGGTACGTGGCAGATACAAATGGTAGAAACAGGTAGTTCAACTGCATATGGTTTAACTGCTATACAATCTTACATTATATTCTTTGACCAATTACAAAATAGCAGAACGGGTGGTATAAATCAAACATACGAATTACAAACACAATTTAAATTGTATGGCATTCCTGCAGGTACATATTATTTCCAAATAAGACAAAGACCTAATTTTGCAGCACCAACTCAACAGCCAGTTGTAACTCTGGACCCTGATAATACTACGAAATCGTATATACAAATTACGCAAGTAAACCAAGCTGCTGATGGTAGGATTGTAGATATTCCATCGAATATGCCGTATGGTACAAATGGAATTAAGCAGATTGATTTCATTACAGGTTTACAAAAGAAGTTTAACTTAGTAATATACCCTAATAAAACCAAATCAAATGAGTTCATAATTGAAACATTTAATAATTGGTACAAAAAAGGACAAGTAAAAGATTTCAATAAATACATAAACTTAGATGAGAAGATAGAAGTAATTCCAGCGAATAACTTAGCTGTGAATCAACTTAACTTTGGTGATACATTAGACCAAGACTATCTTTCTCAACAATTCAGTAAAGAAGCAAATAGAGAATATGGTAAAACATATTATACTGATACAACAAACTTCTTCTCACAAGGTAAGTTTGAAGTTAAAACAACATTTGCTTCAACACCATTAGTTAGAATAGCAGGAACAGGTTTATCAGGCTCTGTCGGTGGTATTACTCCGCCTGTTACATCTTACGCATATGTAATTGGTAATGCAGGATGGGGAAGTGATACTGCTGCTTGTAGTAACACTTATTACTATCCAACTGTTGTATATGCAGCTACAAATAATCCAGCAGCAGTAACACAATTGTTTACCGATTCAAGCCTAACTACTCCATTTAATGGTGGATATAGCTATTGGAAGTGGGGATTCCCTTACTATTATAGTAAGTACGCATCATTCATTGATTTCAATGGTACTATTGGTTCATTCTATAATTGCCCATAATATGAGTCAGATAATTCCTATATACATACCAACTTATATCTCCGATGCAGCATACAAACCATCGAGAGTGTTACCACGTTTATTCTTTTTTAATGGAATGGTAGAGTGTGAACAATGGTGGTTAGAAAGCGGTTCAGCAGCAATCGGTGGTGTTACTTATGCGCAAGATAAGTTTCCATATTTTGATAATTATAATGTTGTAAGTGGCAGTTTTCCAACCGAAAACTCTTTATCTTTACTTTTTAATAATGAAGCTGCATCATATGGTACAGTACCAGCGAACTCACTTTATACAAATTATTGGGAAACTTATATATCACTTTTATACAATCCTAAAACGAGATTAGTAAATTGCTCTGCAATTATTCCATTGGCTGATTATACTAAAATGGAATTGAATGATGTTGTCAACTTCAGAGGTAACTATTATCATCTAAGAGCAATTAATGATTATTCTCTAAAAGATGGCACTTGTAATTTACAATTGTTAGGGCCGATATTACCTGATACACTTACTTTAAATGAATTATTGTGTGGTTTTAATTTTACATCGTCTGTCATAACAACAACTACGACAACTGCTGCTCCAACAACGACAACTACTTCTACTACTAGTACCACAACAACTACTACATCGACTACGAGCACTACAAGTACTACATCGACTACGAGCACCACAACAACCACAGCAGGTCCAACTACTACAACTACAACAACTGCACCTGGAGATTATGTAACACAATCTATACAATTGTATTATGATTTTGGTAAAACCCCATCTTATCCTGGTAGTGGCTCATCTATTACTGATTTAGTTTCATTAGTTACTGGTAGTATAATTTCTGGTAGTACAAATTTTGTATCGAATGGTAATGCATCATATATGAACTTTACCGGCTCTGCTATTAGAACAAATAGATTATTTAGTGATGTTACTACAGTAACAGGAAGTACATTTGAAATATGGATTAATAGACCTTTCTTCGGAACTGAAACATCTTCATCACCTGCTATATTTAATAACTTTATATTTGGTTCAGAAGGTGTACCTGATGATAGAGAAATTAATTCAGCGTTATATTCTGACGTTTTAGGACTTTATTCAGGTTCGGCATCATCTTTAATTAGAGGAACTTCACCAACAGGTGGAACACCAGACACAGCCTCATTTACATTATATAAAAACGGATTAAATGCAGAATTATCTGTAAATAATTGGCATCAGGTTGTAATTACAGCTGTAACATCATCTACATTTGTTACATCATCTGTAACAAAACTAAATGAAATATATATAGATGGTAATTTTGTTGCAAATTATGGTTTAGGTAATTATGTGAGTTTGTATGGAACAGGTAGTTTATTAATGCCTGGAAATGATGGTCAAGACGCACAATGGAGTGGTAATGTTGGTATTTGTAG